CTATTTGCTGCGCAACCAGGCGGAAGAGTTGGAATGTTATATCGTCAATGTACACATGATTATAAGGTAATTCCTATTCAGAAAAAGATTAGGGAAATCTTGGGTGTAAAACCAAGACACAGGGTAAAGAAAGGAACAATTGTCGAACAGTGGATAGGTATATCTACTGATGAAGCCATGCGCATGAAAAAAGCTAGGCTTCCTTGGTTAACATCACGTTGGCCTTTGATAGAAATGAAGATGTCCCGTATGGATTGTCTTCAGTGGTATCGTGATATTAAAAAGCATCCAATGCCTGGTAAATCATCATGTATTGGGTGTCCTTACCATCATAACGATCAATGGAAAAACATGCAGAAGAACTATCCAGAAGATTTTGCAGATGCTGTAGAGGTAGATAAGTTAATTAGAAATGGATTAAAGAACACAAAAGCACAGCTATTTTTACACAAATCAGCTAAGCCTTTAGGTGAAATAAATTTCTTGGAGCCAAAGAAACAAGCAAGTCTATTTGGTGAAACATTTGATGAAGAATTCGCAGATGAGTGCGAAGGTCTGTGTGGAGTATAGTGGCTAAAGTAGGACTATCAAAACACAGAGGAAGAAGAAAGCTTGGTAGGAAGAAAAGAAGAAAACGTTCTGCTAAGTGGCGTAAACGTAAAACCGGAAGGAGAGGGTGATGAAAGAAGATATAGAAAAAAGAAAAAAAGATTTACAAAAGCAACATGATGATCTTGTTGCAAAAATTAGCGAAGGCAAACAAGCAATTGCTAATATGGAAGCAACTTTGATGGGTATAAAAGGAGCTATTGCACAGTCAGATTGGACATTAGGTCTATTTAAAGAGGAAAAACCCAAATAATGGAAGTTTGGGACCCAAAAGATAAACCGGCGGTTTTCAGCCAAATAAAAAAGCTCATAATTGCCCGGTATCAGGCTTTTAAGACATGGGTGGTAGGATTCATCCCGGGATTTTAATGGAAAAACCTAAAATAATCCATACAAAGACATTTTCATGTGATAATGACCATCCCATTGTATGGTACACTTTTGATGAAGATAATAAAGTGATGTGTGGTTATTGTTCTACTCAATTTATCTATGAACCAAAAGATTTTCATACCAAGATGCTGGAGGAAAAAGAATTACTTAATTTATCCATGAAAGAATCATTCCGTCAACGGGATGAAAGAATAGAGAAAGCAAGAAAGACTACTTCAGAAAAGATGCAGGAAGAGCTGGAGCCCATTGATTCAAAATAAGTTGCAGACCTACATAGACCTTCTCAATAATATTGAAGACAGTCAGGACAAGTTTCTGTGGATCATGGATTTTGGAAAAAATTCCAGACCCATGGACGATTCGCTCAAAGTTAGAGACTTTGAGGTTCCAGGTTGTCAGAGCCAAACATGGCTGGTCCCACATTTTATTGAAGATAAAATTTATTTTAGTGCTGATTCAGCTGCACTTATATCTAAAGGCATGGTCTGTCTCATTGCGGATGTGTATAGTGGATCTTCGGCCCAGGATATTAGTGAATTTGACCAAAAAGAGTTTGACAAAATGAGTCTTAGTACATTATTAACACCAGGAAGAAATAATGGCGTTCATAGTATGTTAAAAAAGGTTAGATTCTATGCAAAAAAAGAAGATAATAAAGTGGCTGTTTAGATCCTATGTCGTATGGTCTTTATCTTTAGATGCTAGTATAGTTTTAGGTATATTCTACTACTTTTTTCTAAGATAGTACACCCACTATCCAAAGTGTTCCAAAAAAAATATATGAGAAAGTAACAGGGTCCATTATTTATCGTAAATTTTGTGATATATGTTTTTAAAAAATTTTTTAATAAATCTATTTATCATCATTTTAATATAAAATCTAGCTATTCTTATAGGAATAAGCACTGGTGTTGCTAAAAATTCAAGGAATAATAAAGCCACATCAACAGAGGCATCTATGACGTTATCCGCGTTCTTAAAATGAGCTTTAATCCCACTTAGCTTTAGCACGGAGAGACCATCTTTCAAATGCTTCTTTACTTATTTTTTCATTCACCATTGTAGCTCCTTCCGGTATTTCATTGTAAAGCGCAATTACTTCACCATCTTTAATTTCTACTATACCAGGACCACAAAAAGCATCTTTAACAAATTCTGTTTTCTTTTTCTTCATTAATCTTACTTCTTTCATACATGCAGATAGTGATTCCATAGGAATATACTGTGTCATTTGAGTTTTTTGATCATTCATGTTCCCGAAAACGAACATAAGGATCACGCTAATGATTTCCATTTCCGTTGGCCTCCCTCAATTTGTCTTTGAGCTTCTCCACGTCGTTGAGTAAGCGTTCTATATCCTGCTGTGCTCTCTTAATATTTACGGTATTTGACATCATTGACTCCATATCTTTTTGCATAGCCTCGAGCTGCGAGGCCATAAATTCAATTAGGAGATCCTGCTGAGCATCCGCGGGCAGGGACCCTAATTCACCTCTTGGCCATTTTATGCGGAATTCCGTGTTTTTTGTAAGATCTGCTTCAGATAGTGTAACACGAGTTTCCAGCCGATTCAGGCGCTCCTGGATCCCAAAAAAGGCCCAGACGCCAATGCAAACAGCGGCGACGATCGAGATTAAGTTCCTCGCAGGCATGCTGATGCTGGTTGAATCCGATAATTTCATATTATCCTCCTAAAGGATTTTCTAATGCTCTTTTAATCCTTTTATCTATTTTTTCTTCTAGCTCTTTTTGAGATAGTTTTATTTTTTCCTCTAATTTTTTCATGTCTCCTTCAAGTGTATCGATAGTATCTTTAAGATCTTTTGCATTGTCTCTAGAATCTTCTTTTACTTGTTGCTCAACATCATTTACAATTGATTCAACTCTGCGCACATCTTGACGTAGGTCATTTTTGAGTTCGTTTGCCACATCAGATACTAGTCTTATTTCTTGCATCATCATTTCCATTTCGCCCATTAACATTTCAATTTCTGTTTGTAAGAGCTCTGTCTTACTAGACATTTCTTCTTTTGTTAGTGCAATGTTCTTATCAAATTCTGATAGGTCTGGAGCTACATAGTTCTGGATCTGTTCTTTCATATTAAGGTAGTCTTTATAGAATTCAAATCCACCCCATAATGCACCACCAGCTGTAGTAAGTGCTGTAAGTATGACAAAAATCTTGCCACCTCTAAATTTTATACCACCTACTTCTACTTCTGCCATTGAGAATCCACCATGTCATTCATTAATCCATCGCTGCCTGCAAATAACAAATAAGCTGCGATATTATTATCTGATATGGTTGTATCAGGTAATATTAAATCTGTAAAGAACCCAGCACGGTCATTTAATGCCTGCTGGGTCTCAAAAAATGTCTTTGTATTACCAAGGACTTGCATGACTATAAGGGTCTTTGTTTGATTTGCTGAGTCATATTTACCCTTATCCCCCATTTTTTTAACAATTTTTTTAGCAGCTTTCTCTTTTTGCTGTTGTTTTTTAATAGGTTTTTCTACAGACTTCTCCTTGTCTTCAGCCTTATCTTCTGATTCATCCATATCATCTTCGCTTCCTTCATCTTCAGAAGTCTCTGATACGCTTTCTTCGTTTTCTGGCTCTTCTGCCACATCTTCAGTAGGCTCCTCAGTGGGTTCTTCAATAGGTTCATCTTTCATTTCCTCCATTTCTGGTTCAGCTTCTGGTTCAGGCTCAGTCATAGATTCTTCCATCTCTGGTTCTGTTTCAGTTGCTGTTTCAGGTTCCATCTCCGGTTCTGGCATATCCATCTCCGGTTCTGGTTCTGGCATGTCCATATCTAGTTCTGCCATTTCCATTTCTGGTTCCGGCATATCCATATCAGGCATGTCAAAATCCATTTCCATCTCTAATTCCATTTCTAATTCTATTTCCATACTAGCCATCTCCATTTCCATTTCTGGCATGTCTATGTCAAAATCCATCTCAAAGTCCATTTCAAAATCCATCTCGAAGTCCATTTCCATTTCATATTCAACAGTTTCATATGACATTTCCATATCTGGTTCTTCAAATTCTGGTTCAAAATACATATCTTCACCTGGTGCATCCACCACGTCATTGTGCTCAAATATATTTTCAACAATATCAATTACTTCCGTCTCTGTGCTACCACCGTATGCTACCCACATTTCAACATTTAATATATGTTCTGTGACTATTGTATTAACCACGTTGTATAATACATTTATAGTTACATCATCAAAAAGCGGTCCAATGGCGAGGTTAATATCACGTCCACCTACCTCAACAATTATTTTTGTTATTGTTCCTGCAAAATCAAAACCTCCTGAGTACTCTTGAAATCCACTTGCAACGCCAGATTCAGATAATATGTCAGTTCCTTGAAATATATTTGTATTACCATTTCGTCCTGTCACATGCATGTAAATACGGTCTTGCGCATCACGTTTGTCTACTTTAATTGTGTAATTTGTTCTTCCTCCGTTCTCTATATCTAATTCTGATATGTCCACAGTTTGTATAAATGTTGTGCCCATTCCTGTAACACCCATTGTTGATGTACTATTACCACTACCTGTTATTTGTGCACATTTATCTGCTCCAAGATTGTAGCAGCTGTTGCCTGAGGGCATGCTTGCAGGCCCTTGGCCACCCCAGTCCAAATCCATGTCCCCTTCATATTTAGATGATGAAACATAATCATTATCACCATCAAGTATATCACCTGAATCAGGATTTGTTGTAGTTACTGTTGTGGTTGTAGTCGTTGTTTCTGTAGTTACTGTATAACCATCAGCTTCATACTCAATGGTTTCTACTTCATCTATGACGATTGTTTCTTCAACACCCGGAGTACATAATCCTGTTGCGGTAACAGGACATTCTGCTCTAAGGGAAGAAGGCCACGATGCCAGAATGCATAGCCATACCAGCAATAATAAACTTGAAGAGTTTTTGTCCATCCGTTAATCCAGTTGTTTGTTGTTCTTTTTGTTCAATTTCTATTTTCTTAAATACCAATGATCCTTCAGGGACCATGTCAGTATTTTCTTCCCATCCTTTTCGTGCATCTTCTCCTATAGCACCCATGTAAGGACAATATGTTCCTGCCATATGCATGGCATCAAATACTCTGGGATCAGCACAAAGCGTTGATACTGCTGCAACTTTCATGCCCATAGAATAGAGAGATCTAGATAATTTTATACGTTCACAGTTTTCATCAGTGATTGTGATTCCCGTCGCTACACCTAGTATCTGGGTTTGTACGGCGGTCGACGCCGCAGTCTTACATATGTCTGAATTATTAACCACTACTGATGGTGCATTTGCGGTAGGTACAGATTTATCCGTCACAACCGTCGAGCTCACCGTGTTCGTATCAGCAGCTATAATTGGTTTAGCCCACATAGAGACTAATATTAAAATAACTGTTATCGCTATTATTTTTAACCAAAGTTTCATTTATGCACCTGTTCTATTTAACCCTTTTATAGGAAAAGCCTCAAAGGGTAAACAAAAAGCATCTGTAACAACTCTATCCTTGTATTCCTGGGGTTTTTGTTCATAATAATTTAAATAATCAGTTATTGATTTCATACATTCATCTTCACTATTATATAATAAAGCGTTGTATTTAACTGATGGCATGTTTGGTGAAGACATTAACATCAGCATAAGCCATATAGTTTTCATTTTTGTTCCTTGAGCTCATAAAAAAAGCTCGTATCATCGCCAGCTGTCCATTTAGTTTTATTCTCAACTGAATAATATTCTGTTGATACTTTGAAATCTGGTTGTAGTGTTTTTGCAGGGGTTAAAGATTTGTCGTAAAATAATACTCTGTTATTAGGTTGGGCAGCAAAGTGTCCATTATCTAATTCTAGTATATTAAACGATTTGTGCTCCTCTGGGACCTCTGAATAATTAGTATTTAGGATGTTTGTATCCGCATGGCAACTATCAATCGTAAATAAGTATTCACCATAATACCATTTCTTTGATGGTGCAAGATATTTACAACGCACACCAGCAAGTGATTTTTTTTCTATTACAGTTATGTAATAGCTAAATGCATCCCAAAGTTCTAGTTCTTCTAATTCTAAATTAAGCTTAATATCAGGAGAATTAACAAAAGCGCTGATAGGGAGCTTATCATATAAAGCACCATATTCCGGCAAATACGTTTCAAAATAAAGTGCTCTACCTTCAATTGACTTAACAGATATCCAAACACCTTCTACAAGTTCTCCATGTCCTTTTTGATGATCATATAAATATTCTTTTTTAACGTATACTTTTAACGGAGGTAGGTTAGCTACCAGGAACGACATTATTTTTTCTTTTTAAAATCTTTACTCAACATTTTGTTGACAGCAGATTTAGAATAAGGTTGTTTTGCAAGACTAGGATGTTTCTTTAATATATCCCATTCTTTACCTTTACCTGCTTTCTTTTTCTTAAGAATACCAAATCCACGCTTAGCTATTCCAAATATACCCATTTTTATTTCTTTTTAGGTTTTACGTGTGAACCATCAGGATTAATTCGTCCAACCCATTTCTTTCCTGCACCAACAGGAGTTATAGGAGCTGGTGTCATTAATCTTTTTTTAATGGCAGCTTCTCCCTCTTTAATTAATCTTTTTGCTTTTTTTATTGTTTGATCACGATCTGCTTTTTGTGATGCTTTCTTAAATGTTTCTAATCTTTTTTTAGGATCAATTCCTTTTTTAGATTTCTTTAATAAACCAAATCCACGTTTTGCTGCACCAAATATACCCATTTTATTTCCCCCTGAAATATGTCTTTTCAGGATGATATATTAACCATTTCTTTATTCTTGTCCATATAATTCTTATTCGTTGTGTCATGTAGTCCTTAAAACGGGACCTCCCTGCAACGAATGTGCAGGAAAGTCCACCGAGATGAAATGAAGTTGAGAACTTTATAAGTACATTATTCACAGAAAATATGCAAGAAAAAAATGCTTGACACGATTTTTGACATTTTGAGGTTAAATAAATGTTCCTATTGACACGATTTGTCCTTGTTTTGTTCATACTAATATGTTATAATTAGTCATATGTATTAAAAATATGTTAAGTATAAAAAAATTTGAAGATTGGATATTAAAATCAAAGAAAGGTGATACAGTTACTTATTACCGTGGATATATTATGGCACCACACTTACAGAAATTTTCACCTACAACAGATGAACGCAGAGTTAATAGTTTAAAGAATCGTGTTCAAAATGCTTACAATCACAATCTCATCACACTTGTGCAAAGAAGACACGGTGATTTGGATTATGAATATATAGCGGTGAGAATATAATGTGGGATATGTTTTGGTTTTTTATGATTCCATTAAAATTAATGATTGCTTTTTATCTAGCATATAAAGTTACATCATTTCTGATAGGAGTTGCAGGTATATGACAGACACAATTAAAAAAAGACCTTATCTTGCATTTGATGCATGGGTGATGGAAGCTTATGAAGAAATGTGGGAAGAGCAAGGTGAAGAACAAGAAGAACCAACGGAGGATGCGGTATGACTACGCCGGAAGAAAAAAAATATAAAGAAGAGCGTGATAAAATAATAAAAGAAGAACCACGAAAATGGGATCACATTCAAGAAGAAAGACAAAAGATACGTGAGAAGAAAGCTGCTCAGGCGTTGGCTGATGCGGAAGCAATAAAAGATTTAGATTATAGCCCACCAACAGTAACATTTGAACAACCACCGGAGGGTACTGAAATTGGTGGTATGAAATCATTTCATGTTGAGAAGGGTGAGGAAAAGAATACGTACGAGATTACAACGAAGCGTGAGATAACTTTTACATATATGATTCGCGCAAAAAATGAAGAGGATGCAATGATTCGCACACTTGGATTTGTTAGCAAGGATGGTAGTGGACAGCGTGAGGATGTTAAACGTCCAATGTATTCAAGCAAACCATTTATCCGTGAGTGGATAGATAAAATAAAAAAACTATAGGAGGAAATATGGCAAAAAAGAAATCACCTCTAGATAAAATCAAGAAACAGCTTGATAAGCTAGAGAAACTTCATGAAAAAGAAGAAAAAATTATTTCTAATATTACTGAAATAATTAATGATGAAGAAATGATTGAAAATGATTGGGAAAGTGAAAGCTATGGCGGAACGGACTCAGACTGAACTAAAATATGATATATACCAGCCTTTTGGGCCTAGTGTATTAAAGACGACGTTACCGCAGGGTTTTATTAATTTATTAAATGCTGAAGCTGATCGTATACTACATGATGAGAAATTAAGTAAAGAGCATGACTGGTCACATAATTTAGCAGGCAATGTCAAGAAAGAAGTTGCAATTGACCAGAATAAGATTCCAAACTTTCCAGAGTTTATGATTACAATGGCAAAGCAATATTATAAACATACAATTGAAAAGGATCCTATTGAAGGTAGCAAAGTTGGTTTTCGTGTGTGGGCAGTATCACAATACGCAGGTGATTTTAATCCGATGCACATTCATGATGCAAATCTATCTGGTGTTGCATTTTTAAAAATACCACCAGGATTTGAAGAAGAATATAAAAAAGAGGATCATCATCCAACAGCTGGGTGCCTGGAGTTTCTTGGATCTATGCCTAATCATTTTGCAAGACATAGTTATATTGCAAAACCAAAGGTAGGAGATTTTTATTTGTTTCCTTCATGGCTTACACACCAGGTGTATCCATTTAGGTCAGAAGGTGAGCGACGTTCGCTTGCATTTAATATACACTTTACAATGGATAAGCCAATAAAAGGTGTAAACGTTTAGGAGAAATAGAATGAAAGAATTAACAGATGCAACGAGGCAAATGAATCAGATTCTTCATCAATGCGAAGAGGATGGTGATAATTTTGATACAACATTAAATAAACTTAGTAGAGTTAAAGTACACGGTGTTATATTTCCTACACTTATGTTAATGGAGATTATAGATAAGTTTGCTGAAGGATATAAAGAGCGACAGAAGAAAATTGAAATACCAGCAAGTGAAGAAGAGTTACAGAAGAAATATGCTAAGGCATCATCTAATTGGAATAGTAAACTTAATTAATGGAAAAGAAAATAAAAATTGGATATCAAGATATAGTCATAGAGCGTGAGACATCCACGTTTCAGAAGCAATCTGATTGCTACGGCGAGTATGATCACCGCAAGAATAGTATTACCATTCAAAATGGTTTATCACCGCTTGATGAGGCTAATACATTGCTGCATGAAATAATACATGGTATAGCATACATCAATTCACTAACGCAGAGTGGACAGCCACTAGATACGGAGAGTAAAGAGGAAGTGGTTGTTAATACAATGACCAATGCCCTTGCCCAGGTGTTTAGAGATAATAAGTGGCTATTACCCTATTTTAAGGATAAATTTAAATAATGCAGACATATGAGATTAATTTGTGGCTTGATAAAAAGATTATTGAGAAGATCGTCAAGCAATTTGAGAAGGATGAGGATGTGATGGAGTATATTAAGAATAATTTTGATACTACACCAGATCCAGAGTTTCCTGCATTAGATCCAGAGCGTGGATATGTGCGTCCTAAAGCTTCTAAATATATTATTACATGGTCTAAAGTTCATACATATGTAAGGAAGAAAGGACCTGCAAGGATTGAGTTAACGGAAGAAGAAAAGGAAATACACAAGACACTAGAGAAATCAATAACTAAAGAAGCAATTGATGAGTGGGGTAATAACGAAATGATGCGTCAAGTGCGAAAAAATTATGGACCTAATCCCAATGCCAAAGGATACGAAGAAATTAGATAAACAAGGACTCACACCTCGTCAAATGGAGGTGTATAAACTCATTAAGGATTATATTAATGCGAATGGGTTTGCCCCGTCGTATGAAGAGTTGAAACAGCTGATGGGCTCGAGGTCCAAGGCCCATGTGCATGCATTTGTGCATCAATTAATCAATAGAGGATGGATTGGAAGAGGAAATGGCAGAAATCGGTCAATTTATATTTTGTAATGTGGCACTACTAGTGATATATTTGCTCAAAAGTTTTTTTTATTTTGTTACCGGGGATCAAACTGGTGCCACAGTGACACAATTGGTGATTAAACTATATAATTCAATGACTTATGTTGTGGCACCTATGTGTCACTACTCTAGACGACGCAAGGCACTTTTTTGTTTTTTAGAAAATAAAATGAGTAAAAATATACATATATCAAGGAGTTATCCATGGTAGATAAGAGATTGAGAGGTGCCACAAGTGGTGCCACAAATATGTCAAAAAAGTATCCAATCAGAGCTGATGGATTAACAGATAAACAACGTGTGTTTGTTAAGATATATTCTGAAAATGAGGGTAGATTGACTCCAACAGAATGTGCAAGACAAGCTGGATATAATGAGGATAGTGCAAATGTTAGAGCATCTGAATTATTAAATGGTAAAAGATATCCTAAGGTTGTAGAAGCTATAATCCAACGCAGAGCTGAGATTGAAAAGACACACGAGGTTAAATTAAATAAACATGTACAAGAGTTGGCTAGATTGCGTGAGAAGTCTCTTTCTGAAAAGTCTTATTCTGCTGCTGTTAATGCTGAGCGGTTGCGGGGGCAGGCTGCAGGATTGTACATCGATAGAAAAGAAATCAGAACGGGTTCTATTGACTCTATGTCTAGAGACGAGGTTTTAAAACAATTAAAAGAGTTAGGATTAACAGGTGAGTTCAACAAAGAGGGAAATAAAACTGTCTTATCGGTCGAAAAGGAATCCAATAGCGAGGGACCTAAAGACATCACCCCGATGGAAACAAAGGGTGAACAAGAACAAGAAGAAGTATGACCGTAAAGACGGAAACAAATTTTTGGAAGACTTTAAAAACATACTTAGACGGTGGTGATTATATTGTTTCACGCCTTGAAAGTTATGTTACACCAGGATTCCCAGATTGCTTAGTATTTCATAAGGATACAGGTTTCTTTACACTTGAGTTAAAAGTTGTGGGAAGTAATAATAAAGTGACCCTATCTCCCTTCCAAATTGCCTGGAATATGCGTCATGCTTTAGCAGGATCACCATCTTACATCCTGGTTAGCCTCCCGGTCAGTGGCACGGTCAAATTGTTTCACGGCTGTAAAACCAAGGACCTCGGCCAAAACAACGTGTTTAATGTGCCCGGGTTATACGAAGGAAGGCTCGAGGACCTAGACCTTGTCAAGCTCTTAAACTCCCAAACTCCCCAATAACTGTTGATAACCTGTGGATAACTTCCGGTTCACCGCCCGGCGCCCGCGAGACAAACTTGTCAAGCCCAAACTCCCAAACTCCCAGAAATCTGCCATTTTCCGTGGAGCTCGCATCACGCTTCAGGTTACCGGGATCCTTTTTCCAGAGTGCTGAAACTCCCAAACTCCCAGAAGTCTGCCATTTATAATTCCATCTCGGAGCTGCATCCGACGCACCGGGCGCGCCGGGACTTCCCGATCAGAGCGTATTCATACCAGTCAGGTAGAACGGAAAGTTATCCACAATTAATTTGAACTATCTATATACTTCGTGATTCGGAAATGTTATAATAAGACAATTCATTAAGAATTAGAAATGGAGTTACTATGGATCAAGATTTAATAAGAGTATTAGAAAAGATTTCTAATGCCTTAGAAGAAAACACTACTATATTAAATAGGATTGCAGATCATTATGATGGGGTTGTTCCCGTTATGACACGCAATGCAAATCGTGTTGAGAAAGCACACATGGAGGTTGAAGAAGATAATCGAAGTCCTTTGGACAAGATGTACGAAAAAGTATTTAACAATTAACCCATAGGTTTGGGGAGCTAGAGGGTTGGCACACTTGTAATAATTTCTTGAAAGCCCCTCAAACTCCCCAAACTCCCTAGTGGATAACCTGTGGATAACCTGTGGATAAGTGGCCGCCCGGCGCCCGCGGGACAAACTCAAACTCCTGTGCCTTTCTGAAACTCTCAAACTCCCGGAAGTCCGCCATTTGTTGGCCGGGATCCAGGATGCCAGTTTCAGGCACCGGGCGCGCGATCCCGTTAACCTTCGGTATAAAAGGTAGGGTTTCTGCCGAAAAATTTTGAAGCCCGGGTTGACGCCACCAGGATGCGTATGTTATACAATTGAAGAGACTATAGAAAGAGAAGGAAAAGTGCCGTTTTTAATGTTATTAATACCCCTGAAACTCCTGTTGATCATACTAGTGGTCCAGCAGCTGCTGCAGTGAGCTGCAGTGGCCGGGATCCATCTTCCCAAACTCCCAAACTCCCAGAAGACTGGATAACTTGGATTCGTGAGCTCTCTGACGCACCGGGCGCGCCGGGAGTTTAGTTCAGGGTTTGGATTCGTAAATCAGTTATCCACAAGAAAAAGAAAGAAAGGGTTGTGATGGATTACATTTGATGATATAAGGTGAATAGAAATAGATTGAGTCAGATAGGAAAAACGAGTGATGACTCATATAACCAAACTCCCTCGTGGGTCGCTATTTCTAGGTTGAGGCGGAAACCCAACCAATAAGAATGAGACCTGTAAGATAGATACTTACGAAGCTAGGATATATGAGAGTCGCCTAGTCATTCTACTAGTCGAGGCAAGATAAACGGAGTTATTCGGCTCTTGCCTCAAACTCCTAAACTCCCCAAACTCTTAAACTCCATTCAATTATGATTCGTGCCCAGCCCGGGCAGCAGGTGAAGGGCATCAGAGTCTGCTGGAATTTGGACATAAAAAAAGGGGGATATTATATCCCCCTTTGTCGTGGTTTATAAGTGGACTACAATACTTATTCCACTAGACCTAGTCTTTTAACTAGGTATCCAATATCGCCTTGCATATGCTTGATTAATTCTAAACCCCCATTGTTTCTATTTTGACTTGCCCATTCAACTATTGAATTGCAAAGTACACCACAAATTAGCTTCCAATCAGCACTTGAGGTCATTGGAACTTTTACATCAGCCAACTTATCAAGGTTGCCTAATTCTTTCTCTAACTTTAAATGTTCAATCATCTCTTTTAAAAGAGGAGATATGTCAGTACCATTTGAAGTTATCATTGGTAAATTATCAGTCATAGTAGTCCTTTATATTAAAGTGTTATAACATCTGTCACTCATTACACAGATGATAATTAAGAAATAGTAAATGGCGACAATAGTCGCCATAAACACAGTAAATTCAAATATGGTCTTAAACATCTTGACCATTGATTTTAGTAATAGTTAATGGATTAATATTTGCCCATCTTCTATGTTGAGGTAGTAAGCCATTCCCAACACGATAAGCAAGAACATAATCATTATGCTCTTTAACATTTGTTGGAACAGGATTGTTGGTATGTCGCCAAGCAAATCCACCAAGAATACCTCTTTTAATTTTAGAAGTACTTCCTGCATTATTAGTCCATTCGCAAGAGAAGAAACCCATTCCTACTCTACGTTTGAATTCTTCTTTAGTCATTGTAGTCCTTTCTATTTCTAGTTATCTTATACCATAGTTAAATAATAAATGTTGTTGTATTATTGCAACATTGTGGATAACCTGTGGATAACTTCGCCCGGGATATAGTATGCTAGTGCGTGTGTGCTACTAGATGTTGGGGTGCGACACTTTGTCGCGCGGCATTTTGTCGCAGGCGCCCGGGACTTCGCGTTCGCAAGCATGCTCGCGCTCGCAAACTCGTCAAGCTCCCAAAGTCTGGGGGTATCCCCCCCTTTTCCAATGGGACTCCGATTATTTTAATCTAGGCAAGTCTGAGGGTGACAATCATGTATAAAAACGTTATAATTAAAGTCTTAAAAAAATTTTTAAAAAATGGAAACCGTTTCTAAATTAGAGTCACTAGATACGAATACACTGAAGTTGATTCTTAAAAATAAGCTGGAAGAAAAGCGTGAAAAAGCGCAAGGTGACTTCCTTACTTTTGTTAAGACAGTTTGGCCTGAATTCGTAGAAGGTAAACATCATAGGATATATGCGGAAAAGCTAAATCGTATTGCCAATGGTGAGCTTAAAAGACTTATTGTCAATATGCCACCAAGACATACAAAATCAGAATTTGCATCAAATTTATTTCCGGCATTCTTCATGGGCCGCCATCCAAAAGCCAAGTTAATTCAAACAACACACACAGGAGAATTAGCAATCAGGTTTGGACGTAAGGCAAAGAACATGATAGAATCAAGTGAATATGAAAAAGTTTTTCCTCACGTTACCCTTGCTGCTGATTCAAAAGCTGCTGGTCGTTGGGAATCTAATCATGGTGGCGAGTATTTTGCTGCTGGTGTTGGTGGTGCTATTACTGGTCGTGGTGCCGATTTACTTATTATTGATGATCCTCATTCAGAGCAAGATGCTCTTTCGCCCACGGTCCTAGAGTCACATTACGAGTGGTATACTTCTGGTCCACGTCAGCGTTTACAACCTGGTGGTGCCATAGTAATTGTAATGACAAGATGGTCTATTAAAGACCTTACTGGTAAATTGCTCGAGGCCCAAGGCAAAGATGATATGACGGATAAGTGGGAAGTTGTAGAATTTCCTGCCATCATAAATGATAAGCCTATGTGGGGTAATTTTTGGACCATGAAAGGTTTACTTGGTGTTAAGGCATCTATTCCACTTACAAAATGGCAAGCACAATGGATGCAACAACCTACATCCGAGGAAGGTGCACTTATAAAACGTGAGTGGTGGAAAAAATGGGAAAAGAAAGAGATTCCTGAATTACAGTATATTATACAATCATATGATACTGCGTTCAGTTCAAAAGAGACAGCCGATTACTCGGCTATAACAACATGGGGTGTATTCCAGCCAAATGAGGGTGGAAGACCATGTATTATTCTTCTTGATGCAAAGAAAGGACGATGGAACTTTCCAGAGTTAAAAAATAAAGCACAAGAGGAATATAAATATTGGGAGCCAGAATTGGTACTTGTGGAAGCGAAGGCGAGCGGCCTTCCATTAACCCACGAGCTCCAGAAGGCGGGGGTCCCTGTAATTAACTTTACACCGTCGAAGGGAAATGATAAACATTCAAGGGTAAACAGTGTCGCACCTATATTCGAATCAGGAGCAGTCTATGCTCCATTAGACAGACGTTGGGCAGAAGAAGTTATCGAGGAGTGTGCAGCATTTCCCTTTGGGGACCATGACGATTACGTTGATAGTACAACACAAGCATTAATGCGCTATCGACAAGGATATTATGTGGAACTTAAAGATGACTTTGCTGACGAAGAGCGCGTTAGGGATAATAGGAGAAAATATTACTAATGGCTGATCTAGAAAAAATTGATATGGGAAAAATGACTGATGCTCGTAAAGAGGAATTCAGAAGACGTTGGCCCAAAGGTGATACCGGTATTGCTAGATTAGGGGCAGAAGCTGAAGGCTATGCTAAAGAATTAAGAGAACAATATGGCACTGTTCCAAGCACCACGGACGAATATTCAAAAGGAATTGGTAATACGACTGTTGCTAACCAACAAGGTGAACAGCTAGATCAAGACGGCGCTAATTGGATGGCAGTTCTAGGAAACCAAGCACGATTAATTCCAGAATATTTTACTGAACTTGCACCAATAGCAAGATCAATGACACCTTTGTTTACAGGTGCTGAAACCTGGTCTGATTGGTGGGAAGGACAGAAATATGTAGGTCCAATAGATCTTCCTAGATCTATGACAAATACAAAGTTATCAATGGATGATAATGTTGGAATGAATGGATTTGTCAAAATTGCAAAAAATCAAAAGGACGAAGAATTTGGACAAAGTATAAGTGGTCTTCTTGGAAGACAAATTGATGCGGATACAATTTTTAATTGGATTGCTGAAGATCATCCTGAAATAGAAACAAAAGAAGATGCAGAAAAACTATTTAATGAAAGTCCAGAGTTTAATGCAGAAGTTAATAATTTTTTAGATAAAATACAACAAAGCGAAGAAGGGTCACAATACATGATGTATGGACGTGACTGGTTTCAAGACAAAGATAATTATTACATTAAAAATTTTAAAAATACACCAGGGATAAATTTTGCGTGGACACAGCACAATGATTTAGCAATGCCTGGATTAGGGATATACAAAATTAATGATGATGGTAGTGGATCCATGCTCCGTGCATCTCCATTATCATACAAAGGAATTCCAGGAATGGAACAATTGCAAGAAGCAGGATTATGGGGACAAGATCCTTCAGCAATGGGTGAAGTAGGACATTATAAATATAATATGATGTTTGATGGAGATAATCCTAAAACACAAATTTATTCACAAATTGCAGCAGTACCTGCAAGTATTGCAACTGGAAACATAAAGAACATAATGCATTTACCAAATGTAGCAAAAAATATTAGTGCCTTAAAGGGATTAAGAACTCCTGCAACACGACCTCTATGGAGTCAACCAGAAAGAACATCAGCATGGGGTGCTGGTCAACTTAAAGTTCCAGCGCAATCAGGAATTATACCAGAAACAGCAAAATCACTTACAGGATGGCCAGTGCTTAAAGGTGCATGGCAAAATAAAAAAGCAGTAGGTATAGCGTCTATCCCAGGATTATGGGGTGCATACGGACCTGACTGGCCGTAAGCCATGGTTGGAGTAGCTGGAATCGCGTCCCTTGGCAAACTAGGACAACTTGGTAAAGCCCCTTCTTTAAAAGGATTACTCCACGGTGAGCTTAAAAATGTATTTGGTAAAGGAAAAAATATTGATATTACCAAAGATTATTTTGTAAACTTTAAAGATAATGTTCTATCAAAGAAAAGTAGCTATAGTACTCCCCAGCATCATCTCCTTAAAACTAAAGATAGGATTATAAAAGAAAATGAAGAGGTTTTTAAGGGCATTAGAAAAAAAACAAATTATCCTTTAACTAAAGATGAAGTAACAGATATAAAAGACTATTTTGGAGTTAGGGTAGGAAGAACAGATCAACAAATTAATGATCGTTTTAAACTTTCTAATTTTATCAATGAGACGTTTGGTAATAAAAAAACAATGCCTCCTTGGTTAGGTGATAATGTATTTGAAACAGTGTTTAGGAAAAACAATCCTGATTTTTCTTATAAAAAAATTAAAACTGGGACAGGACCTGTAGCCGGAAGATTAGAATTAAATGAATTAATTAAAAGTTTACATAAAGAGGGACTGGTTACTCCAAAGGCATTTGAAAACCTAAATTTGTGGAATAAAATAAGAAAAGAAAAATCTAATACTGTGTATTTTCAAAACAATCTTGATAAGATGAAAAGTCTTTATCAAAAATATTCAGTAAAGGTGCCTAAAGCGGCGTTATCTGAAAATCCTAACGCGCAATCAATTGAAAATTATAATGCATTTACTAAGTCGTTTGAAGAAGCTACAGGAAGACCTTCCTATGTGGATGGTAACATAGCAAGAGGTTTTACGAATTATGTTAATGAATTTAATAAACAAACAGGACTGAAGGTTCCTACACCACTTGAACATCAAAAATTATATTCAACTACTCCTATTGTATCTAAAATTGGATCTGATAAATTCTCAAAAATAGCTAGGGTAACTACAAAGTCTCCTGAATTAAATAGGTTGATGAGTGACCCTAAATACAGCAAAATGATCAAGAGGGTGTTTGGTGATAGATTTGAAAGACTACATGTTCTAGGAGAAGCATTTGACGCAAGAAAAAAAAATGAATCACAAATAAAAAAAATAAAAAATCTTCTAACGCGATATGAAATGATTCCAGAGGAACTTGTTGATCAGATAAGAAGGCCACAATTTCCTGGAACAAAACTTCAAAATCAAGCCCACATAGATATTGAATTTCCACTGATTGAAGCTTTAGTGAGGCAGTTTGATATTCTAGGATATAAGTTCAAACCTCATGGAAAAGTAAGAGGAACTGGAAAGCTTAAAGCTGGGGGAAAATGGGATCCAGAATCTACAAGAACTTCTCCATTAACAGCTGCGGAAAAAGGGGAGCTATCATTCCTTGATTCTATAATAAAGGATGCTCATAATAAATTGGAACGAAGTGGATTGGAAACAACTTTTTATAATCCAATAACTAAAAAATTAATAACATTTGGTAAAAGGCCACATAGTATTTTTGAATTAAGGAAAAGATTTTTGGATCCTGAAGATATATATGTAAAAAATAGAGGTGGCTTGATTAATTCAGACTTAACTGATACAATACCACCAAACAGAGGACCCATGCCAGACGGAATTCCATTATTAGATCCAGAAGAAAGCATTCAAAGACAACACTTCGTTGGAGGTGGTGGCGTTGGTGCGTTTGCCAATTTATTTGGTAAACTATCTAAAGTACCAAGAGCCGTGGCCCGGGTTGGTGATATTAAAAGACCAACATTCACTAAACCTTCAGCTGCAGGCGAGGTTGCTGTATCACAAGCAGTAGAAGATAAACCAGCAATGTTTCTAGCTACAGTTAATGCGATTGAAGATATGCCTGAAACAAGTTTACCGGCACAACAGTGGCTTGGTACAATTAAAAATAAGCCTGGTGTGTCTGCAACAGAACTTGATGAATTTGGACTAGAGCCATTACTAAATAATATTGCAAAAGCAGATCCAAAAAGAAAGTTATCAAAGACCGAGCTCCTTGAAATGTATAACAAGGAAATGCCAAAGATTGATATGGATATTGCAATGGCAGAACCTGTATCACGTGGTGCAAAAGATATTACAAAAATGTTGACCGCAGTTCGTGAAAAAGGAAGTGATGTCAGCGGATATGATAATTTAAAAATTTTATCCAATGATGCAAGATTACTCACTGCATTACATCAACCTCCACAAGATAGAATAGGGTTTCATTTAAGAGGAAAAATTTTAGATATTATGCAAGGAACGAACAAAACTATCGGAACTGGCGAGGATGCAAATATAATTCCTTTAATATCCCAACGATATACCTCTCATCCTGTTGAACTTCATACAGGACAACATTTTACAGAAATGTGGCAAAACGCTTTTCCAAAAATATACCATACAACTAATAAAATTCTTAAAGAAGGTCATTTTGATGTTTTAAAGAATCTTGTGCCAGCAGAAGATATAGCAAAGTTAGCAAAAGCAAAAAACATTTCAGAAGAAGAAGCTTTTAACCAGTTATACCAAGCATTAAATATTTTTGATCGGCAGGTAATCACAGGTGATGTTCCAATTCCATTTTGGACAAAGAAATTATTATACCGTTTAGGTGATATGAGTGAAGGTAGAGGATTCTTTTACAAAAGTAAAAAATCACCAGCACATGATGGTGCACAATTTATTCCTGGTGGTTCTGGATACGGCGAATTAAAGTTTTATCAGAACTGGGGTCCAAATGCTGTAAGGTCTGCAGAGAAAACATATGACGCTGGTCACTTTAGTGGTGAAAGATTTGGAAGAGGACCTTTAACTGATAGTGGTAATGCACCCTTTGGATGGGGTCGATTTAGTGAAAGAATTGATGAAAATGGGCGAAAAATACTACTTATGGAAGAAATTCAGTCCGATTTACACCAACAAGTGGCTCAAAAAGGCTATAAATATGCCCCAAGGCTCGATAAGGGTGATGTTTTGGCGGAAATGGGTGATTTTGCTGCGCAATTAGACAAAAAATTGCAAACTTTGGAGTCAACAAGGCTTCGAAAAGACAATATTATGGGTTTATCACGCGCAGAACGTGAATTACCGGAAAATGTTGCTGAATTAAAGAATATTGAGAAGGCAATGAAGAAATTAGTGGTAGATGTTAAGAAATTACAGGCAAAAGTGGCGGAACAGAAGAAATTAACAGGTAAAACTGGTCAAGTGCACCCAGATACGGCGTTCAAGAAGTCTGAAAACTATGCAAAAGTGTTTTTGCAAGGATTAATGAAGATGGCAGCTGATAAAGGATATGATGGCATTGCACTTTCAACTGGAAAAATGAAAAAAGCACATGGTGGAATACCTAAAGGTGGAGATAAATTTTATGATGAGATAGGAGTAAAAGCGATGAAAAGAATTGCTAAAAAGAGTGGATTTAAATTTAAAGACACAACAATAGTTGACGGGAACGGATATACGTGGGAGAAGATCCCTTTAATTGAAATGAGAGATATAAATACAGGACAACGTATTCCTGGTGAATCAACTATTCCAGTTTACAGTAAAGGTGGATTTGTTAAACAAAATATGGTAAGAGGATATAATAATGGCTATTAAATCAAGAATGCCCGCTTCTGGTGCAATAGAAAAGGCAATTGAAGCACTCAATGATGGACTGGAGATTTCTGGAAGTGGAACGGAAGTTCAATTACCAGATAAAGAAGTTCAATTTGAACCTGATATTGAAATTACTGAGTTATCAGATGGCGGCGCTGAAATAAATACAGATCCAAACGCACCAATCGATCAATCACAAGTCCCGTTTGATGCAAACCTTGCTGAATATCTTGAAGAAGCAGATCTTCAAAAATTAGCAGATAAATTAATTGCAGCTTACGAAACAGATAAAAATTCTAGAAAAGATTGGGAAGATACTTATACAAAAGGTTTAGACATGCTTGGATTTAAATATGAGGACCGCACACAGCCTTTTGAAGGTGCAAGTGGCGTCATTCATCCTCTATTGGCAGAATCAGCAACACAATTTCAAGCACAAGCATATAAAGAATTATTACCACCTTCAGGACCTGTTAACACAGAAATAGTTGGTGAAATTACACCTCCAGTTGAAGAACAAGCTAAACGTGTAAAAGATTTTATGAATTATCAAATTACACACGTGATGAAAGAATATGACCCCGATATGGACCAATTATTATTTTATTTGCCTTTATCTGGTTCAGCATTCAAAAAAACGTATTATGATTCTGTATTGGGTCGCCCAGTTTCAAAATTTGTGTCAAGTGAAGATTGTGTAGTGAATTACATGGCATCTTCTTTAGAAGATGCTGTAAGAATTACACATATGACAAAAGTTGACTCAAACGCACTTAGAAAACAACAAGTAAGTGGATTTTACCGTGATATACCAATTACAGCAGGAACAGTTTCAACAAATGATGTAAAAGATAAAATTGATGAATTACACGGTGTAAGTGATAATTTAGCGTCTGAAGATGATGAACATGTATTATTAGAAATGCATGTTGATGCAGATGTTCCAGGTTTTGAAGACGAAAGTGGAATTAAACTTCCTTACGTAATTACAATTGATCAATACTCAACAAAAATACTTTCAATAAAAAGAAACTGGAATCAACAAGACCAGTTAAGAAATCGCGTAGATTATTTTACACACTACAAATTCCTCCCAGGATTAGGCTTCTATGGGTTTGGCCTAATACATATGCTTGGTGGATTGTCAAGAACTGCAACAAGTGTTTTGCGGCAGTTAATTGATGCAGGTACTCTTGCCAATCTTCCAGCAGGTTTTAAAGCACGTGGTATGCGTATACGTGATCATGATGATCCATTACAACCAGGTGAGTTTCGTGATGTTGATGTAACAGGAACATCTATTAGAGAATCATTATTACCACTTCCATATAAAGAACCTTCGCAAGTTTTATTTGCGTTATTAGGTTTCTGTGTTGATGCAGGGAAATCATTTGCAGCAATTGCAGATATGAAAATGGGTGAAGGTAATGAACAAAATCCAGTTGGTACTACACTTGCGCTATTAGAGCGTGGAACAAAAGTGATGAGTGCAATTCATAAAAGATTACATTATGCACAAGGTGTTGAGTTTAATTTACTTGCACGTTGTATTAAAATGTTCCTTCCACCAGAATATCCATACATGGTTAAAGGTGGAAACAGAATGATTAAACAAGCAGATTTTGATGATCGTGTTGATATATTGCCAGTATCTAATCCAAATATATTTTCAATGTCACAACGTGTTATGTTGGCACAACAGCAATTACAATTAGCAATTGCTAATCCAGCATTACATAATTTACGTGAAGCATATAGAAGAGTTTATCAAGCATTAGATGTTGATAATATTGATGCATTATTAAAACCGGATCCAGGTAATCCTCCACCTAAAAGTCCTGCTACTGAAAATTCAGAAGCAATGCGTGGAACGGAACCAAAAGCATTTCCACAGCAAAATCATAAAGCACACGTGGAAGCACACGCAGAATTTATGTTTACAAGACCAGTTCAAATTAATCCACAATTGTATGCAATGATGGAAGGACATATTTTACAACACATTGCAATTATGGCTGCGGAACAAGTTGAACAGCAAATGCAACAACAAACTCAGCAATTTCAACAACAGATGCAACAGTTACAGCAACAAGCACAACAAAATCCACAAGTGGAACAACAGATGCAACAGTTACAGCAACAATATATGACTCAAAAAGAAGCTGCAATTTCTGCTTTGGAAGCACAATTAATTAAAAACATGGCTGCTGAAGAACAACAACGAAGCGGATTAGAAGATAAAGATCCACTTGTTAAACTTAAACAACAAGAAATTGATCTTAAAGCTGCTGAATTAATGCAGAAATCACAACATGAAGAAACAGAAATGTTGATGAAGACAGCCGTTGATGCGGAAAAACTTGACTTGGAAAGAGAAAAGATGCAGAGTACTAATGAATTAGGTATGGTTAAAGAATCTTTTGGTCTTATGAAAGAAAGTCAAAAAGATGCAACTGCTGAAATTAAGGAAAATGTGACTGTATTAAGAGATAAAGAAAAAAATAGAAGCAATGAAAAAATTGCTGCAATGAGGGAGAGAGCTGCGGCTAAAAAAGCAAATGGAAAAGCAAAAGATAAGTAAAATAACTGAAGTTATGCAAAAAGCTGAAAAGCTAGTAATGGAAGAGGTTAATGGTAAACCAGAAGATCAACTTGTAGTTGCGGCTGGTTTAATGGCTGTTACACGTAATCTTTATATACAAACACTTGGAGCCGAAGAGGCACAGAAAGTATTTGAAGTTATGATAGATTCATTTATAATGGCCGACGAAATTTATTTGCAGGCTGGTCAATATGATAAGCCTACAATTCACTAAATATAGGAGGTATATATGAAATTACTGAAAGATATTTGGGCACACTTGAAGGAATGGAATGATTGGGGAATGCGTGACTGGATAAAAGCCGGCATAGTAGCAATTATTGTATTGATTGTGCTTAAAGCTGTAATTCTACCAGGTGCGTAGGGCTGAGCAATAGGAGGATATTAAAATGGCAATAGATTGGAGTAAAGCTAGACAAATGATGACTAGCAATCCAGCATATAGAGGAACAAGAAGTCCTACGCTCGGTGCTAATGAAGGCAGAGGCGGAATGGGAAACTTCAGACGAACAGGAAGAAGATTTGGACCAGCAGGTGGACCAGTTCCAACGAGACAGCAAGTTGCTGCTAATAGAGCTGCAACTACACCAAGTGGTGTAGGAGATTTTGCAAAAGGAATTTATAACACTGGAAAAGACGTAGCTGGTAAATTTATGCATCCTACTATGATGCTTGCTAGAAGTATTGCCGCTAACCAAGCACAACATGATTATCTTGATGATGTATATGGTGAAGCAAAAGATATGGCTTTTTGGGCTCAAGCAGGAGATAATTATTATGATAGAGCTAGAAGAGCAGGAACACTTGATGATAAAGGTCAACCATTAAGAACTGGATATGGAATGTCATTTGCAGATATGGAGCCAGGAGGTGGTGGAACTTTAGGTGGAACTAGTATGGGTCAAGCTCAAAAATATTTAAAAATGGCTGGACTTACAGATAATACATTAAATAAATTTATGGATCCAAATTATAAGTTTGCTGGTAATGAAGCATGGTTAAGGTCGCAAGCAGGAGGAGATGAAAGATCTCAAGAAAATTTTGATACTGCAATGTCCTTTATTAAAAATGCAAAAGCAACTGCTAACCTTGCAAGAGGTACGCAACAAATGGAAGAAGATGCAAGATTGGCTAATTTAGGTGGACCATTAACTCCAGCAGGTGGACCAATTCCAGATATGGATATTACACGTGATATAGTTCCAGAAATTAAACCAAAACCTCCAATGCCAGGAGCTGATCCATATAATCCTTATAGAGATGAGGATTATGGAGCACCTCTTTGGGATAGAGGAGTTCAACCACATCCTAACCCATTACTAAGACACGGTAATTTAGGAGTAAATGATCCGGCTAATGCAGGGTTTCCTCTTAATATAACGGAACCTTACACTCCTTACAGAGACGAAGATTATTTTGATATTGACAGAACAGCTGGCTATGGATTCGCTGGAGATGCAAGCGCAAATGCTTTACAAAATAGAGGTTATGATTATGATGATCAAACTGGAACAATTTTTCCTAACATAACAGTAGAATTTACTGGAGATGATGAAGAAGAAAACACAGGTGGTGCAATAAATCCACTATGGAATCAACCAGGTTTTAAATATCGCGGAATTGGTGGATAATTATGCCAGGCCCTCATCAAGATAATGGGGTACCTTGGACGATTAGTACACCTACAACTACTCCAAAAACTCCCGTAAGCACAGGAACACCTAATTTTGGACCACCAGGAACTGGTGGAAGTAATCAACCACCTCCACCTCCACCTCCAGAAGTAAATTTTGGATTAGGTGATCCTCACGGAGGAGATAGAGAATATACTCCTATATATCCAGGTTTAGGGGAAAAAGGTGGTACGGAATATACCATGGAAGATGTTATGGGAGATTTAGCATTAACACATGGATCACTTACAAATCCGGATGGTACACCAACTAAATACGGATTAAGTTATGCAGGAAAAACAGGACAATTAGGATCTGATCACACTTTAGGTTCATTTATTGCAGTTGATTCAAGTGGGAATCCTATACTTGATTCTCAAGGAAATCCTGTTTACACAAGTTTAGGTAAGCATATTCATGATGAAATGCAAGATGCAGGTTGGGTAGGACCAAATCAAAAAATACTTGGTCCTGATATGCCCGCACTTCAAGATTTTGTTCAAGGTCTTAGTTATGAAGATATTCACGGAATGGAAGATGATTTTTGGCGTGATTATACTGCACCAGGCGGCGAAGGTGGATATGAAGATTATGGAAATTTACTAGATGATAGACGTGCGTGGCAAGAACAATTATGGTATGGACCAAGACAATCACCCCAAAAAGATATACAAGAACAAGGATTTTTTGACACAATGGAAGCTGCATATCAACCAGACATTGAAGAAACATTAAAAAAAGGATTATACTCCAAAACTTTTATGCACCCAGGAGCAGGAATTTTGCCGTGGGGCATGGAGAAAAAATGGGCGACAGGACGTGCTAAAGGTGGTATAGTCAGTTTAGTAGGAGAATAGAATGTTAAATTTATTATTAAAACCATTATTAGGGGTTGCAGGGCAAGCAGTTTCTGGCTTCGTGGAAACAAAGAAAGCGAAGGCACAATTGAAACTAACAGAAGTTCAAGCAGCAACTAAGTTAAAACAAGACCAGATCGCCGGAAAAGTGGCGTGGGAAGCATCAGCCGTAGACCAAATGAAAGGGTCGTGGAAAGACGAACTAATTTTAATTTGCCTACTTGGGCCTGCAGTTTTAGTTTTTTTTCCAGGAATGACACATCATATTGAGGCTGGGTTTGTTGCACTGCAACAGCTTCCGGATTATTATAAACATCTTTTATACATCGCCTGCTCAGCTAGCTTCGGCATCAAGGCTGGAAAAGGTGCAATGGGATTATTAAAGAAAAAATGATAACACCGGAGCGATTAACATCGTGGAGAATATTTCCACGTTTATTAATTACACTTTACGGATTTGCTTTTTATAGAACAACCGAGTGGTTCATGGCGCTTCCTGACCCAACAAATGCACAATCTGCCTTTGTTTCTGTCATAGTAGGTGCAGGAGCAGCTTGGTTTGGTTTATATGTAGGTGGAACAAGGCAACATAAACCAGAAAGTAAAGAATAACTTGAAAAAATATAAAATTTAGTGTATAATTCGCACTAATGAGAGATGAAAACGCTATTTATATAATTCTGAAAAGAATTAGAGCGCGAAAAGAAGAGTTAAAAGAAATCATTTCAGCTGGATTACCTAGCTGGGATGAATACAACAAAACCGTAGGAGAGAATAAAGCCTACGCAATTATGGAACAGGAAATACAAGACCTGCAGAAAGACGAAGATGGAGATACCTAAAAGAAAGTTTGCTTTAGAAGAAAAAGACTTAGCAATTGAAGCAGATGAGAATAATAAAGTAGCAGAAGAAAAAGAAAATCGTTTTCTTAATAAATTACAAAAAGATGCTACTGATAATATAGAACATTTACCAACAGAAAAAGTATTAGAACGTTTGCCAGATCCTACTGGATGGAGAATTTTAGTTCTTCCATACAAAGGTCAAGGTAAAACTAAAGGTGGAATTATACTAGCAGATGAAACAATTGAAGAAAGAAGTTATACAACAGTTACAGGATTAGTTCTTAAAGTTGGACCAGATGCTTATAGTGATAAAGAGAGATTTCCAAATGGACCTTGGTGTAAGAAAAACGATTGGATTATATTTGGTCGTTATGCCGGATCCAGATTTGGAATAGAGGGTGGTGAAGTGAGGATATTAAATGATGACGAGATAATCGCTGTGGTAAAAGACCCAGAGGATATCTTGCAATATAAATAAACAGGAGTAAAATATGCCTGCAGAAACCACAATACAGACACAATCAGAGGCAGATGCTAAAATGGTTGACCTTCCTGCAGAAGGTAATTCTGTTGATGTTGAAATATCCGATAAAAAGGAAACAGTTATAGATACTTCTCCTAAAGAAGAAATAAAAGAGGAAGAAGTAAAAGTAGAGGAAACAGCATCTTCAGAAGAAATGGAAGATTACGGAAAAAAAGTACAATCCCGTATAGATAAATTAACAAAAAAATTACGAGAAGCTGAAAGACGTGAAAAAGCTGCAATTGATTTTGCGCAAGGTGTTCAAGGAGAAGCTGAACAATTAAAACAAAGATCTGCTTCTTTGGACCGTGGATATATTGCTGAATATGAACAGCGTGTAAAAGCGGAAACTGAAGATACTAAAGCAAAACTTAAAACAGCTATGGATAATGGTGATGCGGATGCGGTTATAGCTGCACAGCAAGATCTTGCAAGATTAGCTGTTGAGTCAGAAAGAGCTAAAGCCACTATTGCACAACGTGAAAGAATGGCTAGAGCAGCACAAAGTCCTGCTGCACAGCAATATCAACAGCAACAAATGGCTCAACAACAGGTTCAACAAGCACCTCCACCACCTGATCCACAGGCTGAGGATTGGGCTGAAAAAAATGAGTGGTTTGGTAAAGATGAGCCTATGACTTTAACAGCATTCTCAATTCATAAGAATTTAGTTGACGAAGGTGTTGACCCATCGTCAAAAACATACTATAATGAATTAGATAAACGAATGAAGGATAATTTTCCTCATAAGTTTCAAAGTTCAACGCCAACTCAAACGGTTGCTTCTGTAAATAGAGGTGGACCTGTTCAGGCGCGTAAAGGTACTGTGAGACTCACACCGTCACAAGTAGCCATAGCAAAAAAACTAGGTGTGCCACTAAGCGAATATGCGAAGTACGTGAAGGAGTAGGCATATGAATATTAAAAATATAAAAACAAATAAACTACCGTCACGCGAGTCCGAAACCCGATCTAAAACCGAGAGAAGGAAACCATGGGCTCCACCGTCTCAGTTAGACGCACCACCTGCACCAGCTGGATTTGTCCATCGCTGGATAAGGGCCGAATCTGTAGGACAGATGGATCAAAAAAATGTATCCGCTAGACTACGCGAAGGATGGGAATTTGTCAGAGCTGATGAATATCCAGACATTGAATGGCCTGCAATTGATTCAGGTAGATATACAGGTGTTATAGCTGTTGGGGGTTTAATGCTAGCAAGGATTCCAAAGGAGACCGTTAAAGAGCGTGAAAAATATTTTGCACAAGTAACGCAAGATAAAGATGACGCTGTTGCAAACGATCCACTTAAGGACCAACATCCTAGCATGCCTATCTCAAATGAGAGAAGCTCTCGCGTAACATTTGGTGGCGGTAAGAAGAACTAGTTTTTCTCCCCTTAAGTTACAAAAAATTTATACATTCATGGTGAATGTATATAACTTATTAACATGAGGATAAAATCATGGCTAACATTGATGCGGCCTTTGGGTACAGACCTATTGGAGCAGTTGGCAGTGGCGTTAATAATGGGGGTACTACCCTCTACACTATCGAAGACAATTACAG